CACGATCAGACCGCGAGCCACGACGCGTATTGCATCGACTTGGGTTCGGCGGGGCTTTTCCGATCGTCGCTCGGCTGATCGTGCCGTTTTTGCCTCGGATGTAGTAACGCGCTATGCAGCCGATGCGGCGCTTGGACGTAGAGCAGCTCGCCGTCGGGTGCGGATGAAGATGTATCCTGAAGTGCTTCAACTGGCGACACTTGTACAGGAACAGCTTGCGAAGATGTATGAAACGATGATCGAGCTTGACTTCGAGCAGCTACTTGTCGAGCGCGAAGCGTTGTTTGCTATCGCTCAAATGGCGCGTGAGCAGTTGCAGTTGAAGTTCCAACGGTACATGGCGTTCTCTCAGCAGTACCGAGCACAGTTGTTACAAGTCAAAACTGCTGTCGAAACTTACTTGGCAAACGTGAAAATCGAGCTTGCAAAGTCACAGAAAAATATCGCTGTTGCGCAAGCATACGCGCTACAACAAGAAGCTAAGACGACGCAGGTTCAGTTGTTGGAAGTGTATTATCGTGCCGCACGCGCAGCAGTTGCAGCGTACAATGCACAGATTCAAGCAGTGCAGGCAAAGGCTCAAGCAGCGTCTGCTGAATACAGCCGATTTGTCGCAAGAAGTCAGAAATGGTTGACAGAGTTGGCACGAGCAGAAGCGGATTACGCGGTCAACAAAGCACGGAATCGCGCCATCATTGCCGAGAACCAGATGGCGGCTGCCAAAGTTGCACTGCAAGGTGCTCGTGCAGACGTGGTTGCTTCCAATGCTAACTTAGCTGCGACACTTGTAGCAAAAGATGTTGCTCAGTTGCGTGCAGAGTTGGCGCAGCGTATCGCACAATACACAGAGGCTCAAGCGCAGAATAATGTTGCTGCGGTAAATGCAAAAAATATTTCTTTGAAAGAAAATGTACGTAGTACAGTTTTTAATAGTAATATGCGCATCAAAGCCACTGAGTATTCTGTTTTAGATACGATTAATGATGGCATTACAAGCGTTACAGCGCAAGCAACAAATGCGGTGATTCAAGCGAGTAAGGATATTCAACAGAAGCGCATACAACTTGCGGAAGCATATGTAGATATGTACAAAGCATTGGCTGATGCTGAGGCAGCAACATTAGCAGGGCGTGCTGCTGCGTTGCGTGCTGATGTACGTGTAAATGCTGCTGCAACAGTGCAAATGGGCTACTCTACGTCGGCAGGGCATACAGTCAGTACTGCTCTTTCAGATTCAGACGCGCAAGATTGTGTTACGTTGATTCGACCAATTACTTATTGAACAAACGTTATCAGGAGGTACTTATGACGGACTATACATACGGATTCACCGTACCGGCAGATAGCCGGTTGTTTGGGCTGATTAGTGATCTTGTGGCGCAGATTACACCTAATTTGCCTAAACCTAATTTGCCTAAACCACCTGACTTCAAGCTGGATACTAACATTCCCTCAGTTACTAGTCAGCTACGTCAGCCATCTGCGTTCTCTGCGACTGTGCCCGCGTTTAAGGCCGCACCACTAACAGGTCTTGCGCGCGCAACGTATTCCGCTTTGCGGTCGGTTTATCACTTCAACTTCAACGCGCCGATTCTCCCGCCATTGGTTTACGAACAGGCGAAACATCACATCGCACTACCAACCACAAACGTCACTGCACCACCAACGGATTACCCCGTTGTCGGGTATGTTGACGTGCCGAAGCCGACGAACATACCTGATTTGCCTACCACGTCGATTACTATTGATACGCGACCGACGCTTGAAAACCTTACACCAATCACCTTCACACCAACGTCTCTGGAGCCGTTGGATTTCAAACTATCGCTTGATGATTTGTCGAGCGAGCAAATCGACCTACCATCACTCGATTTTCAGCCGTTCGTTGATTACGTCGGTGACGAAGAATTGAAACAGGTCATCAAGGGATGGCTGCAAAGTAATCCAAGCGAGTTGCAAACATGGGCTGCATGGCAAGGTAGCTTAGTCGAGTCAGATACACGCAAGCTCAAGTACGAAGTCAAAGAAGCGATCAGTAAGATTTTCGAACAAGCGGCTGCGCGGAATTTCGCGTTACCTGCTGGGTTTGTCGATGCTGAAGTACAGCAGGTCGCGCAAAAAGAAATCGAGGCGCAAAGCGATGCTGCTGAGAAAGTTTATCAAGAAGTGCTCGCGTCGGCTGTGAGCACCTTGTCGCAAGCGGTGCGATCAGCTCTTGCAGTAGAGCAGTACCATTTTCAGTTGTATGTGCAGTATGTCAAGCGCAACTATCAACTGTACAAACTTAATTTGCAATCTGCACAACTTATCTATAATAATCTAGCTGCTATTTTTGACGTATTTACTCGTGCTCTTGCACAACACATAGATAATTACAACCAGTATGTCAATGCTGTGCTTGCACAAAATCAGGCGCAGTTTGCGCAAGTCGATATGCTTAACGGTGTTATCGACAATTACAAGGCGCAGATTACCCTTTATCGAGCTGACGTTGCAACACAGAAAGCGCAAGCAGATGTGCAGGCAATCAAGGCAGAACATGCGACGCTGCGGCTCGATGCCTATGGATCGCTACTGCGCGGCATTCTTGCAAATTACAACATTCTCGAAACTAATCTGAAGTCATACCGTCAAGCGATCGAAAATTACGCACAGTCGTACAAATTGAATGAGAGCAAGTTGGACGCTTACGAAACTGCTATACGTGCTGAGGCGTCTGCTGGTAATGTCGTCGAAGCCAACGTGCGTACCTATGCGCAAGTCATCGGTATGGAGCGTCAACGTGCAGGTGCGTATGAAGAGTATGTGCGCCGATCGACCGACGCCATCGAGCTAGAAATTCAAAACATGCGACAAGCGATAGACACCGAGCAGTCGTATCTCAGTGCGGTCAGCAACATACTGTCTGCAAACATGCAGATTCTGTCCGCATACGAATCGTCTGTCGGAAATTATTTGCGAGCGTTCGAAGCATCTGAACGCGCAAAAGCTGGTTATACAGCGAATCAGAACAAGCTTGCTCTTCTTGCGGAAGAGACACGATTTACACAAGCATCACTAGACAACACTGCAAAACTTTACTCTGCAAAATTGCAATCTGCGCTTGCGCAAATACGCATTCGTGCTGGTGGAGCACTAGCGCAAGCTGCAAGTACGATTTATAATGTCGGTGTTGCCGCAAACGCAAGCGCGCGTGAGGATGTGCAAGGTAGTAAATCTTATGCAAATCGTACCTCTGACGATTATACTAAGAGATGGTCGCGCACTGTTCGGCGAGAAGTTCGCCCTGTTAAGCATTAGTGAGGTAAATTATGGTTAGTACGTTGGTTCGTGTTGCACCGCCTTCTGAAGTTTTGAACGAGGTCGAGACTGACAAACCTGAAATCGAACTCGACGCTGAAACGTTGCGTCGAGAGCAAATGGAAAAACTCGCCCGTTATGTAAACGATTGCTTTGACGAAGCATATCGGCACAGGCAGAAAGACATTCAACGTTTTGTCAATGCGTTGTATGCACGACGTGGTGAGTACACCCCCGACAAACTTGCTGCGATCCGGGAAGTTGGTGGGTCGGAAGAATATGCACGTATTTGTGCGCACAAAAGTCGAGTACTTCAAGCATGGCTCGAAGATATATTTTTGGCGAATGCTGAGCAACCGTGGACGATCGAACCAACACCATTGCCGAGCTTGCCGGAAAATGTTGTCGAGTCGATCAAAGATCAGGTATCACAACGTATTGCTGCTCTTACTGCACAAGGTCAGGTTGTTTCTCCGAGTGACGCAGAACGCATGTTGCAAGATGAGCTCGACATGGAGCGTATGCGGCAGCGTGATCTTGCTGAGCAACGTGCGGAAAAAATGGCTCAAGTCATTGCCGATCAGCTTAGCGAAGGTGGGTTTCGGGAAGCGCTGTCAACATTCATCAGTTATCTCACAACATTCCCTGGTGCTATTCTAAAAGGCCCTATTTTTCGAAAGCGGGATCAGCTTCAGTGGGAAAACATTGATGGTAAGTTCATACCACAGGTGACCTCGAAAATCGTTATTCAGTTCGAAGCGCCGAACCCGATGAACTGTTACCCTGCCCCCGGTGCAACCACGCCGCAGGAAGGATACTTCATCGAGCACCTCACCCTGACTGCGAAAGATTTGGCTGATTTGATCGGTGTCGATGGGTATGATGAAGCGGCGATCCGTACAATCTTGTCTCGTTGTAATGAGCAGGGTGGCGGGTATCGTTGGGTCGAACGGTACTACGGAGCTCACAATTCCGAAGAAGACAAGCGAGACGCGGTCAAATCTCAATACATTGACGTGTTGGAATTTCACGGCCCTGTTTCTGGTGAGGATTTGATGGATTGGGGCTTGGATGCTGATCTCGATGCGCAACGTTACTATGAAGCAACCGTGTGGTTGATCGACGACATTGTCATTAAGGCAACATTGAACGACGACCCACTTGGCCGCAGACCGTATTACAAAGCGTGCTACGAAGAAATCCCAGGTCAATTTTGGGGCTTTAGCATTTATGACGTTTTGTCTGATGTGCAAGGCGTGGCGAACGCGGCGATTCGTTCGCTTGTGAATAACATGGCGATCGCTTCCGGCCCACAAGTAGCGATCAATGTCGATCGTGTACCAGCGGGTACGGATATTACGAACCTGCACCCGTGGAAAATTTGGCAGTTTGTTGACGGGCAGTTTGCATCGAGCAATGGTTCGCCGCCAGTTATGTTCTTCCAGCCTCATACAAACGTTCAGGAATTGCTCACCGTTCTTGAGCGATTCTATGCGTTGGCTGACGATTTTTCGTTCATCCCACGTTACATGACAGGGTCGGACAGAGTATCTGGCCCGGCACGCACAGCGTCAGGACTTTCGATGTTGTTAGACGCTGCGAACAAAGGTTTGAAATCTATTGTCAATCACATTGACACTCAAGTGATGACGCCATTGTTGCAAGCGTTGTTTGACCACAATATGTTGTATAATGAGGATGAGAGTATTAAAGGTGATGCTCAAATTGTCGCGCGTGGTGTAGCGAGTCTGATGCAGCTTGAAACCTTGCGTATGCGTCGGAATGAGTTCTTGCAAATCACTGCAAATCCGATCGACAGCCAGATTGTTGGTATACAAGGTCGCGCATCTATCTTGCGTGAAATCGCTAAAGGTCTTGGAATGGATGTCAACAAAGTTGTCCCGCCGACAGCGGTGTTGGGTATGCAACAAGCGCTTCCACAAGCGCCTCAACAAGCGCTTCCACAAGCGCCTCAACCTTCTCAAGAGCAGCTGATGGATGGACGACCTGTAACAGATTTCATGTCTCCACATCGCATTTAAGGAGCTGGCATGGCGAAACCGACACAAGACCAGTTACGTGAGTTTCAAAGATTGCGTTTGAACAATCAAGTGGTAAAGTATTTGAATGCAATGGAGAAAGAGTATGTTGACAAGTTAGTTGGTGAAACGAATCTTGCAACCATCCATCAATTGCAGGGTTCGATCTATGTCGTTCGTCATTTATTGTCGATGATCTTTTCTGATTGAACGGAGGTATTATGTCTGACGTTACCAAAACCAGTGCAATTCCGGCACCTGTCGCTCGTCGTTTGCAAGAGATCGAGCAGTTCATTGCGCAGCAAAACCAAACAGAAGACCCAGAGCAAGCGTCAGCAGACGCACAACAGCCAGAACGTGAACAGTCCGAAACGGCAGAAGCATCAGAGGTGCCAGTGACTGAGGTAGTTACTCAACCGCCGGAGCAAGCACAAGAGCAAGTTCAGAAGCAGTCTGAACAGCTTAACGAAATGGAAAAACTGCGCAAACAGTTGGAAGCCATCGAGCACAAATACAAAACGTTGGCGGGTATTGTGCGGTCGAAAGATGACGAGATTCGGCGATTGCAGGAGTTGATCGCTAATTTCAACGACGCACTGAATACTACCCAAGCGCAAACTAACCAAACTTTTTCGGCTGACGAACAGAAAGACATCGATGATTTTGGCGCAGACCTTGTGGCAATGGTCAAACGTTATGTCAGTCGAGGAGTATCAGACATCGAACAACGGTTGATTCGATTGGAACAAGCTATCTCTCAAACAACGAACGTCGTTCAAGAAACTCAAAAAGAACGATTTGAACGTCGATTGACTGAGCTTGTTCCTGATTGGCGTGAGATTGATGTTGACCCTGATTTTGCGACATGGTTGCAATCTAATCGAGCACGTGTCGATCTGATTCGCCAGTATATGGCTGCATATGACGCAGATGGTGTTGCGGAGATGTTCTTGCAATATAAAGCGTTACATGCTAAACTAAATTCAGATGCTCAGCAACCTACGCTAGCTAAACCTAAACCGGATCTTGAGCGTAAGGTTGCTCCGGCAAAAGGTAGAACCAGCACACCGACAGTTCAACCTGAGAAAAAGGTATGGACTCGTTCGGAAATTGCAGAGGTCTACCGAAATCAGCGGCGATATGACGCCAAAACTTTTGCAGAATTGGAGCGAGAAATCGCGAATGCTCAACGTGAAGGACGGGTAGATTACACCCGTTGAGTTAGAAGGAGTTCATCATGGCATATCCTGTTCATCCGTCGAATCCGAACACGGCGTATCCGAACGCGACGAGCGCGTACCCGACAACCTACTCTGGTACATTCATTCCTGAAATTTGGTCGACTAAACTGGTCGCCAAATACTATGCGTCAACGGTGCTGAGCCAAATCACCAATACGGATTATGAGGGCGAAATCCGTAACATGGGTGATAAGGTCATTATCCGTACTACGCCGACTGTTTCGATTCGTCCGTATCAAATCGGTATGCCGTTGCAAACCGATTTCCCAACTGGCGGTACGATCGAACTGTTGATCGATAAAGGGAAGTACTGGCAAGTCGCGATCGACGATGTCATCGCAAAGCAGCAGGACATCAACCAGCTTGACCTGTGGGCGCAGGATGCTGCGGAGCAAATGAAGATCGCGCTTGACACTGAAGTGCTTGCGTACCTACCGGCCAACGTTCATGCGGCGAACACCGGTTCTAATGCTGGTGTGATCTCCGGCAACGTCAATTTGGGCACTACCGCCAACGCGATCACATTGTCACCCTCGAATGTTCTTGAGGTCATCTTGCGTTTGGGTCAGGTGCTCGACGAGCAGAATGTGCCGGAGACTGATCGATTCCTAGTCATGCCGTTTTGGGCAACCACGATGCTCAAGCTCTCCGACATCAAGGACGCCTCACTGACTGGCGACAGTACTTCGCCGCTGCGTAACGGCATGGTGGGTCGCATCGACCGGTTCACTGTGTATAACAGCAACCTGCTGCCGATTAATCCGTCCTCCGGCGCGTCGGATTGGCGGTCGGTCATCCTTGCCGGTACTCGTAGTGCAGCGACTTTCGCTACCCAGCTCACCAAGACCGAAACACTGCGGTCGCAATCCACCTTCGGTGACATCATGCGCGGGCTGATGGTTTACGGGTACAAGATGATCAAACCCGAAGCAATGGCGGTTGCGTATATCCGGTAAAATGTAATGTGTGAGGGGGTAACCCCTCACACATTTTGAACGAAGGAGGTAGTCATGAGTGATTTTCTTTACGATAGCTCTGGTCGTAAGTTTTTGAAGTGCGCACAACTTTTGGAAGACGAGTCGTTCAAAACAACGATCGATCAAGCACAGACTGCACCACAACCAATGCAGACGAAGAAGAAACCTGTGAAGCAATCAGATGATGTCGATGTGTGGGATGTACCCAAGAACTAACTAAAGGCTAAATAATGACTACGCCTGTTAGTGACGTTGTAACGCGGCTCCGTAACGAAGTGCTTCGTGATAGTGCGGAGCCGTATTTGTTTAGCACAGATGAAATTATCAATGTGCTGTCGGAAGGTTACCGCATCTTTGCTCGACATACGCACGCAATAATTAATACATTTACTGTTCGCACCGTCGTTGGTCAGAGTAGTTACACTCTTGACCCGACAGTCTGTTACGTGCGTCAAGTAACATTGGTTGATGCGTCGAACAATAGTGTGTGGTACCTGACGCCTTACACACGCCGAGCAAAAACTTTGCGTTGGACTGGTAGACCGACTGCGTATTCAACCGATGCAGCTCAATCGACACTCAAACTTTACCCTGTACCTGATCAGGTATATACTCTTGAAGTCGATTGTGCTGTAGTTCCAGAGCGATTGACAGCCAATTCGACAATTGCATTGGGCAGTGAATGGATTCCGACATTGATGAATTATGCTTCGGCGCGATTGTTGAGTAACAATGATCCAGATGGGTCGAATCAAGTTGCTGCGCAGCAGTTCGAACAACGGTGGAAAGAGGGTGTGATGCTGGCGAAGCAGCAATTCATCCGAGATCGTGTAGGCGATGGCACAACAGCTATGCCTCGACGTTGGATAT